GGCTTATACCAAAGATTTAGTGTATAAAGTAGAGAATACTGCGGGAACTAGAGTTAATGTAAACGGTACTACATCTATAGCTACTATTTATGATCTATGGCAGCCTCGTGCAGATGGAACAGGAACTCTAACCGCTTCTTTAGCCAGACGTTCAAGACAATATAGTACTTATAATGTGGCTACAACTTATTATACCTATAAACAAGGAAAGTTGTATAATGATGTAGTTTTATATAATAGCCACTTATGGGTTTGTACTCTTTCTCATTCCGGAGGTCAACTACCCTCTACATCTTCTTCTTACTGGGAAAGAACTGATGCTTGCGGCAAAAAACTTTCTAGTTGCATAGCTCGTTACCAAGGACAAGAAGCAGCAACTAATGTACTATCAACAACAACAAAAAATACAGAGGTTTTACCCTATGGAGGATTTCCGGCTTCCCGAAGATTTGGTTAATGAAATAACTCAACATTTTGTACCTGGTATAGAGTCTTGCGGTTTTATATTCTTGCAAAAAGGCAAGATAAAATATGTACCAACTAAAAATGTTTCTGATACACCTGTAGACAGTTTTATTATCGATCCAAAAGTTTATTCTTTGTACTCACTAAAAGGTGATATTCTCTACACTGTACATACGCACTTAGATAATACTATACCCAGTGAATATGACTTATCAGCGTGTAATGCTATAGGTATACCGTATATAATCTTTAATTCTAGTAGTAAAGAATATAGTATTACATACCCTAAAAATTATAAATTTTTGTTGGGTAGAGATTATACGTTTGGTGAAAAAGATTGTTTTGAGGCTGCAAGAGACTGGTATTTTAGCCACAATGTATTTATACCAAAGAGAGAATTACACTGGAAAGATGACTGGTGGCTTTTAGATGAAGACTACTTAGGACACGAAATAAGTAATTGGCCTTTCAAAAAAGTTACAGATTTACAATATGGTGATTTGCTAACTTTCTCTGTTGAACATGAAAAAGAAAATCATATTGGGGTTTATTTAGACCAAGATATTATGTTTCACCATGCCTATCAGAGACTATCATGCAGAGAAAATATATACCCTTTTTGGGGCAAATTTTTAAGGAATATTTATAGATATGAGACATGTAATATTACAAGGACATCTTGGAGATAAGTATGGAAGCTCTTGGGACATAAAAGCTAAAAATTTTCGAGATATTTTTAGTTGTATAGATGCTAACTATCCTGGATTTAGGCAGGATTTAATTGACTTAGCTCTAGCAGGGGGAGATATTGATGTGCAGTTAGGTAATACTTTTCTAGATGCAGAAGATTTATTTTTTCCTATTGGTACAAAAGATACTGTAGTTATTACACCTATACCAGCAGGGGCAAAGTCAGGTAGTGCAAAAATTCTTGCTGCTGTTGCTCTTGTTGCATTAACTTTTGCTATCTCTCCAGTAGTAGGAACTTTTGCAGCAGGAAAAATGTCTGCAACAATGGCCTACTTACTAGTTACTTATGGTATTGCAGCTAATTTGGCTATGGTAGGCTTAGAACAACTTATGACTCCAGATCCTTCTGTAGATGATACAGAAGAAGATTACTTATTTAGTTCTGCAGAAAATACGGTAGCAAGTGGCAATCCTGTTCCTGTACTATTAGGAGAACTTATTGTTGGAGGTACTGTTATAAGCTCTGGTATAACCTCCGGTACCCAAATACAACCAAGCCACTCAGCTATAATTCTAGACAGAGATGAAGCAGCTATAAACGGAGATCCTTGGACACCAGGTCCCTCTGTTCCTGGAGAAGGAGAGTTTACCCCAGATGTGCCTCAAGATACACCAGTAACTACTATTAGTAGTTTTCCTGCTGCAGACGAAGACAGCGACCCAAATTCAGGATCAAATGATGATTATGTAACAGAAAGATACTTAGGAGGACAGTATGCCTAGTAGAACAAAATATAGTAGTACTTCTCGTGGTATGGTATATGACTTAATTAGTGAGGGGCCAATTAGGCTAGTAAATGGTTTAGCTTCTATTTATCTTAATAAAACACCGGTTGTAAACCCTGAAAAAATTAGAGAAGTTACTACTTACGAGGAACAGTTAGGTTGGGTAAACTCGGACGGTACAGAGCTTCGTAAGGCTCCTGCCTATAATAATAATATTGCTTTTGGTACAGTAGTACCAATACTTATTGAAAAAGGAATAGGACAAAGTACTATTACTGCTACAGCAGGAACAAAAAATATTACTATTGATACTAGCTTATTTACTTCTAGTATGGTAGGGTTAGTTGGTAGAAGTGGTTTTTATCAAAGAATTCGTATTGTTGGAGCAGGACCAAATGGTACTACTTATATAGGAAATCTAGCTTCTGTTACTAATGGTACTAGCGCAGAACTTATTGTTCCTATCAGTACTTCTGTAACAGGAGCAGAAATTAGCTGTGACTTGTATACTCAAGGAACAGTAACTCAAGGACCTATTACAGATCAGGGTCAAGGACCTGGAGCTGCTAAAAAAGTATATATTGATTTAGAGCTAGTAGATGCAGTAACTAATACCAATTTATTTAATGTTTATAGTAGTGGTTCACAAGATACTTGGACTTCTTGTATCTATACATCTCTAGACTCCAGTATATTTAAGGGTGGGAGTCCTGCTCTAAACTTTAATACAGAAGTAAACTTTAGGTCTGGCACACTAAAACAAGATCCAGTTAATCTAATAGGCTTACAGTCTTTTACTGCAGCAACAAGCGGTATTTTTCCAAACGTAGAGTTAACACAAGTTGCAAGTGTTGAAAGTGATACTGGAGGTACGATAAATATTCATGGCCAAAAAACAGGTTTGTGGTGGACAGATGATAATGTAGAAGAAATACTTCCGGTAACTCCAGGCTCAACTGTAGTTATCGATTCGGGAACTGGAACTTATGGTTTGGATTTGAGCGCTCCTGATGCTGTTGATGGTTTTTCTTTTACCATCAATTTTCCTTCTGGTCTTTATGGAGTAAAAACTAATAAGGAACAGTCTTTTAGGCGTATCGGCGTTCTTTTCCAAGTAGTATTCAAGCATAAACTTACTTCAGAAACTACATATACTAGAAGACTTGTTGGTGGTCCTACTTCTCAAGAGTTAGTTAATGCTATAGGTTACTATGTAAAAGAAGGTGATATACTTGCAGAAGGAGAAGAGTACGGTAAAAGTGGTGCATTTTTTGGTACAGAAGAAGAATCTGGAAGCATAGATTTTTATTATGATGTAAGCAAGTATCAACCATTTGATCAATTTAAAATTGAAATTAGTAAAATTACTGTAGATGGTTTTAAACAGAAACCAATCGGTTCAGACGACCCTACTTGGCAGTACGTTGCAAAAACAAATTTAACTGGTGTACAAACTTTTACAGAAGATAAATTATCTTATCCCCATTGTGGTTATGCGGCTATTGCTTTTGACTCTAATGAGTTTCAAGGTAACTTTCCAGATAGAGCTTATCACTGTCACGGAGTTCAACATAGTATACCTACAAACTATGTTACTAGAGAAGAGGCTAGTGATGGTATAGCAAAGTATACTAGAAATTCCGGCACTAATATCGATACGGGTACATACCAACCTTGGAATGGAACTTTCAGGCTAGGCTGGTCAAATAATCCTGTTTGGAATCTTAGAGAGCTTCTAGTAAATAAACGATGGGGTATAGGAGAGTGGTTAACAGGGGATGAAATAAATGATTACTCTTTCTATTCTTTAGCTCGGTATTGTGATGAGCTTGTTCCAGATGGTAAGGGAGGATTAGAACCTCGATTTACTTGTGGTGTTTACTTACGTTCAAAAACAGAAGCCTATAAAGTTATCAAAGATTTTTGTACTATTATGCTAGCTTTACCTTACTGGGTAGATGGTCAATTAATTTTAGAAGGAGATCGACCCGGTGAACCTGTCTATACTTTTGCAAAAAGTAATATTATTGACGGTATCTTTTCTTATGAAGGTACGGGTAATCGAGTAAGAATTAATCAGGTAGCTGTAACATATAATGACGCGGATAACTTTTATGAACAAACTGTTGAGTTGGTCGATGATATAGAAGACATTATTGAAAAAAATCGTATTAATGCTACAGAAGTTGTTGCTTTTGGTGCAACTACACGAGGACAAGCTATTAGGTACGGAAAATGGAAGCTATTGACTTCTAAACTACAGAAAGAAATAGTTTCGTTTAAGACAGCAGAAAATGCTTCCTTTTTGAAACCGGGTAGCATTATAAATATCCAAGATGCCGACAAAGATCGGGTTAGATATTCCGGTAGGCTTACTACTAATTCTACTGTAGGTACCCAAGTATTCTTGGATAGTTTTGCTAACTTAAGTGGTGGATATGACTATCAATTACATATTATTGTTCCAGGAAGTGCAACGTATCTTACACAAGAATCAGCTATTATTTCTACTGTTACATATTCAAAGGGTGATATTATTCCAGGTATAACTACTGAGGCTGCTGCAGAGGTACTAACAGATGATGCTGGTAACGCTGTATCTGTTCAGTTTTCTCCCGATATCCATGTAGAAAGTAGAGAGATTAGTACTACAGGCACTGCTAATATTATTAATGTAACAAGTGCATTTAGTGTATTACCCGAGAGAGATACAGTGTGGGCAATTACTCTTAAAGAGAATCAAAATACTATTCAAGGTAGCCCAAAACAATATAAAATTTTGGGTATTGTAGAAGAGTCTGCAGGTATATATGGAATTACTGCTGCAGAGCATTATAACTCTAAGTTTGATCTAATTGATGAAGACTATCTATCAGACCCACCAGAATATTTACCAAGAGTAAACTCTATTCCTGGCCCAACAAATTTTGTGGCTTCAGTTGTTCAAGATGAAAAAGGAGAGAGTCAAGGACCTGTTGCTAGTTATGATAGAGTAAGGCTAACTTGGACACCACCAAAAGAAGTTATAAATGGTGTCTCTCAGCTTTATAAAAACTTTGATAATTATATTATTCAGTATGAAGATAATCAAGGTGAACTAATTGTAGTTGAGGTGCCTAAAAACTCTTCTAGTTATATAACACCATTCTTATCTGCTGATACAGGATATACCTTTAAAATTCAAGCAAAGAGTAGTCTTGGACCCGTATCATCTCCTGAGTTTATTAGTTTAACAATAAAAAATAGAGCAACAGGAACTATTGAGGTATCAGAAAGTGATATTCTTCAAGGAGGGTCTTTTTCTGCTCCTATTACATTAACCAGTTCTGCTATAACTGCTCCAAGTAACTATCTATTTGTCGGAGCAAGTAATACTAGTAAGAACGTAG